GTTAAATAAACATCTTGAGCACCATAGGCGACCAACTGAAGAAGACCACCACCCATTTATGCTATATTCTTTATACTATAATAGGAGAAAAAAAATGTTTGATATTTTTATTTAAAAAATAAGATGTTAAATAGCTTAATTGGAATAAGCAAGACCACCCATACCCGAGAGAATACGAAGAACGTTGTAGTTGACAGCATATACATATAAGCTGGTTTTTGAATATGTATCATCATATGATAATTCATTCATTGTAAGATTGAGAACAGATGTATCAATACGGGACATATTTAATGATCCTGAAGGCTGGTGATCCTCGGGTTTTAATGAGAAACTATATACATTGATTCCAGCATTAGTAGGAATATTCTCATGGTGCTGGTAAGGCTGGACTAAATTGAAATATGAACCATTTCTTTCAGAAAATCTGTCATTGCCGTTAAGAACTAATTTAGCAGTTTTAACAGGATTTTTAGAATCAATTGATGAATTTTTAAGAGCAGAACCAATAGTCTCGTATGTTGCTGGTAATGTGAATACATTTGATGAATTGGTAGTATAGTTGAACCAGTTATTATTTATAACATCAACTGTAGCTCCAGATTTAGTAGATGAAACCCATACTAATTCTTTACAAGGGTGATTGAAAGAAAGTTTAGGTTTTATGCTAGCAGAGCTTACAGCTTCTTGTCCAGTGAATTGAAGTTGTTCAATAAGGTACTCGTGGGTAACTTGAGCAAAACGTCTTCTTTCATCGGTGTCAAGGAAGACATAATCTACCCATAGAGAAGCGTTTAGTGTTGTCTTTGATAAAGTAGTTTCGCTTCCTTGGCAATTTTCAGCAGTTTCAAAGTTGATGTTAATTTTAACTTCATGATATTGAAGAGCAATTAAAGGAAGGGCGAGTCCAACATTTCTACAGAACCAGAATTCAAGAGGAATATATAATATTGAATTAATAGCACCACCATAGGCACCAACCATTTCATTGTATCCATCACGTTTAGATAGAGGAAGAGAAAGTTCATTCCAGATATACATCCAATGAGAATAGTGTTTGTCAATCTTTTGTCCACCAATTTCAATTTCTACATAGTTCATTAAACGAAGACCGAAAAAAGGGCATAATACATCAGTATTACCAGACATATCTACAACTAAATACATACGATTGATTAAATCGCCATTGCGAGAAATTTGGCAAGTAACACGTTGTCCATATCCGGGATTTCCATTGAAAGTTTGTTGGATAGATTCTAGAGCAAAATTAGTGTGTCTGCGATAAACTACTTTGAAAAAGGTAATTTGAGGATTACCAGTTAAATAAACATCTTGAGCACCATAGGCGACCAACTGAAGAAGACCACCACCCATTTATGCTATATTCTTTATACTATAATAGGAGAAAAAAAATGTTTGATATTTTTATTTAAAAAATAACTAAGATTATTAATTAACTTAATTGGAATAAGCAAGACCACCCATTCCAGATAAGATACGAAGGACATTGTAGTTAATAGCAAATATTTTAACACCAGTATAATTAGCTTCTTCGTAAGCAGAAGTTCCATTATATCTAATATAAGGTTTTTTAACTTCAAGAGAAAGTACTGCTGTATCAATACGGGACATATTTAATGATCCAGAAGGCTGATGATCCTCGGGTTTTAATGCGAAACTGTATACATTGATACCTTTGTTAAGAGGAATAGAGGTATGATGTTGATAAGGTTGGACTAATGAGAAATAATTTCCGTTTCTTGAAGCAAAACGATCATTTCCATTAAGTTGTAATAAACAAGTACCGAAAGGATTTGAAGCAGTCATTGAAGGCATAACATTAGCAATATGATTAGTAGCAGTTAAAGCACCAAAATTACCAAAGTTTGAGCTTGATAATGTAGATCTGTCATCAAGAGTGAATTTAGGATCAGTCATATTCCAAGTGTTACTATTAGTATAATTATACCAATATTCTTGTTCTGTTTTTTTGGCAACCCATATGAGTTCTTTACAAGGATGATTAAAATTTAATTTTACACGAGTAGTGCTAGAAGATGTAATATTTTCATCTCCACTGAATTGTAATTGTTCAATAAGATACTCGTGTTTTACTTGTGCAAAACGTCTTCTTTCATCAGTGTCAAGGAAGATGTAATCAACCCATAGATTAGCAGAACCTAAAGCAGGTGCAGTTCCGGAAATCATACAATTTGCGGCTGATTCATATTGAAGTTTGATTTTAACTTCATGGTATTGAAGAGCAATTAAAGGAAGAGCAAGACCGATGTTGCGGCAAAACCAGAATTCTAAAGGAATGTATAATGTAGTTCCTTTAGAAGTGAGATCACTGTCGGCACCTACCATAGTATCATATCCGTATTGTTTTCCCATAGGAAGAGATAATTCATTCCAGATGTATAGCCAATCAGAATAATGTTTATCAATTTGTTGACCTCCAATTTCAATAATTACATTATTGATTAATCTAGGTCCTAAATAATTAACGTATTTATCTGTACCAGTAGTTTTAGGAATATCAACTTGTAAATACATACGATGGATTAAATCACCATTACGAGAGATTTGGCATGTAACAGTATTTCCATAAGCACTTAATCCGTTAAATGTTTGTTGAATAGCTTCCATAGCGAAATTAGTGTGTCTACGATAAACTACTTTGAAAAAGGTAATTTGAGGGTTACCAGTTAAATAAACATCTTGAGCACCATAGGCGACCAACTGAAGAAGACCACCACCCATTTA